GCTGATAAGGTTCGTAAGATTATCGGTAAGAAGAAAGATGCCAAAGAGTTCGATGTCTTTAAGGAAAAGTTTGTTACTGGAGCATCAAGATTCTTGTCTCCAAACGTAGCAGAAGACCTATGGCATGACTTTGAGGCACACGCAGGGTATTCGTTCAACAAGTCTCACGCTGTGGCTTACTCGACAGTATCATACTGGACAGCATGGCTAAAGTATCACTATCCAATTGAGTTCATGTATTCACTGCTCAAGAATGAAAGTGATAAAGATGCTCGTACTGAATACCTGATTGAAGCAAAGCGTATGGGTATTCCAGTTCGCTTGCCACACATCAACGAATCAGATGTTGACTTTAAGATTGAGGGCAAGGGTATTCGATTTGGACTATCATCTATTAAGTTTATTAGTGATAATATTGCCAATAAATACATTGCGGCTCGACCATTTGCTTCATATAAAGAACTAGAAGAGTTCACATTTGGTAAGGGTAATGGTGTAAACAGTCGTGCACTACAGGCTCTACGTCTTGTAGGAGCCGCTACGTTCGATGACAATCCTAGAAACGATGAAGAAGTTCGTGAGAACCTATACGAGTATCTAAATCTGCCAGAATTTAACACATCAATTCCACAGCACTATCACGCATTTATTAATGATGTCGAAGAATATGAGGAAAAGGGTGCATACATTTTGATGGGAATGATTAAGAACATCAAGCGTGGTTCTGGTTGGTCTAGGGTAGAGTTGCTAGATAAGACCGGTAGTGTTGGAATCTTTGATGATGAAAATACAACTATCGAAACAGGCAAGACATACATTGTCTTAGCAAGCGATAATAGAATCGTGACTGCTCTACCAGCAGACGAGGTCAAGGGCAATCCGTCTGCACTAATCAAGATTCTAAATTTCCGTCAGTTGCCATATAAGGATGATGAACTATTTGTAGTTTCATTCAAGCCTCGTGTGACTAAGGCTGGAAAAAAGATGGCTTCTCTGGTATTGGCAGATGCCGCTAGAGAACTACACAGCGTTACTGTCTTCCCAACTGCATTTGCAAAAGCATATATGAAGATTGACGAAGGCAACACTTATAAATTCTCTTTGGGTAAGACCAAAGACGGAACAGTAATCATGGAGGATGTATTTAATGTTTGATGAATTAGCAAAACAACTGCACGAAACCGCAGTAGAAAAAGGTTTCTGGAAAGTAATTGACAACGCTACACCAGAGCAAACTGATATTTTTATCACCAAGCAATTGATGATGATTGTATCAGAGGTGGCTGAAGTAATGGAAGCAATTCGCAAAGACAAGGGTGAAGATGAAATCGCTGCAGAGTTTGCAGATATCTTTATTCGCACACTTGACCTATATGCAGGTATGGTTGACCTTGGTTATCTAACTAAGTCACTTGATGATGCACTAGACAAGAAGACTGGGTTTAATAAGACACGCCCAGAGAAGCACGGAGTACGTTTCTAATGACAACAATCGAAGAAGCAATGGCAGCACTAGACCCACGCATTCGCAAGCGTTTGTCAAATGGTGCAGGATTTAAAACAACATATCAAGCCACACCTAGTTTCGGTCTCAATCGTGCACTTAATGGTGGCTTACCATATGGTCGCCAGGTTCTAATCTGGGGTAGTAAGTCATCTGCCAAGTCATCACTATGCTTACAGATGATTGCACTAGCACAACAGGAAGGCAAACTGTGTGCATGGATTGATGCTGAAATGTCATACTCTGAAGACTGGGCTAAGGCTCTTGGGGTAGACACAGACAATCTAATTGTGTCACAGGCTCGCACAATCAATGAGATGGTTGATGTAGGAACAAACTTAATGAATGCAGGTGTAGACCTGATTGTGGTAGATTCGATTACATCGTTGCTACCTGCTATTTACTTTGAAAAGGATACTGATGAACTCAAACAACTTGAAAATACAAAGCAAATTGGAGCAGAATCTAGAGACTTTAGTAATGCATGGAAGATGCTCAACTATGCCAATAATAAAGTCAAGCCTACGCTTTTTGTACTTATTAGTCAATCTCGTAATAATATTAGTGCTATGTATACGTCTCAACAGCCTACAGGTGGGCAAGCGACTAAATTCTATAGTTCAACAGTTATTAAACTTTTCTCGTCTGAATCTGACAATCAAGCAATCAAAGGCAAGATTGCGGTTGGCGACAAACTCATTGAAGAGAAGGTAGGTCGTAAGGTTCGTTGGGAAATTCAGTTCTCAAAGACTTCACCAGCATTTCAGTCTGGAGAGTATGATTTCTATTTCCGTGGTGATGTTGGCATCGATAGTATCGGTGACTTGGTTGATACTGCAGAAATGATGGGCATTGTAGAACGCACAGGTGCTTGGTATATTCTACCAGATGGCACTAAGTTGCAGGGTAGAGATAAATTCGTGGCTCGTGTCCGTGAAGACCTAGACCTACAAGACGAAATTAAGGCAAAGGTAAATGGGTAAGTATACAGTTCATGCAGGTGTCTTTGCCTGTCACACTTGCAAGGTAGAGGTAAAGTCAGTAAGACTATACCCAGTAGAAAAACTAATAACTTGGATGTGTCCAGAGAAACATCTTAATGAAATTAGTTTAGAAACCAAGAAAAGTAAGAAGGACTATGAGCGAGAGAAGTGAGAGTAAACGTCTTGGTGCTAAACAGCACAAGAACTCTGGCAGAGGAACTCATAAAGGAGATGCCTCATGGGCAGGATTTACCGTAGACTTCAAAGAGGTTGGTAAATCCTTTACCCTAAACAAAGAGGTATGGGCTAAGGCAACTACAGATGCTATTAGAAATAATGATAATCCAGCAATTGTAGTTGTCCTTGGCGAAGAAGGTATTAAAACAAGACTAGCAGTCATTGAACTATCCCTACTAGAAATGATACTTGACCTGCTACCACCCGATAGTGTATAATAGAATTACAACATTAAGGAAACAAAATGGAACAAACGACAATTGAACAAATCAACGGTCTCACAGAGATTGCAGATTTTATGAATGATGAAGAACTTACCACTGCACTTACTTTTATTGCTAAGGTAATTCTAAAGCCAGATATTCCACTTAACGTTGCCCAAGTAGAAATCGTTCGTTTGCAAGCAATTGCTGCGAAGATGTCTTTCAAAGCCACATGGCTAACCAACGTAGATAAAGGAGACAGAGCGAAAAAAAATATTTATTATACTGCTGCAGAGGCTATCAATAGTCTTGTATCGGCTCTTAAATATATCACTCGCTAGTGTTTATTATGGCTAAAAACTTATTAGAGCAAGTAATGCTTAAAAAGATTGATTCAAATCCTAATTCAAAACCTTCATTTCTTGATAAAGAAGCACTTATCGAAAAGATTAACTCTGGATACATTGTTAATCGTGTAGATAAGTTTCAAACTAAAAAGACATTTGCACCAAGCACAATTGCATTTTCTCATGGAGAATGTCCTCGTTATTGGTATCTAGCATTTGAAGGTGCAGTATTTACTGACAATGCCGATGCTTATGGTGGTGCAAACATGACCGCTGGAACAAAATCGCACGAACGTATTCAAGAGGCTATGGGAAACGTTCCAGGACTTTTGGTAAGTTCTGAATTCAAAGTAACCTATGATGACCCACCAATCTTTGGATATGGTGACGTTATGCTTAACTGGGAAGATAAAGAACTACTTGGCGAAATCAAAACAATGCCTAATGAGGGCTTTGAGTATCGCAAGATGGCTGGAAAGCCAAAAACTGGACACCTTATCCAGTTGCTTATTTATATGAAAATTTTAAATAAGAATAAGGCAATTCTAATTTATGAGAACAAGAATAATCACGAACTACTGATTTTTCCTGTAGAATTAAATCAGTACATGTACGAGTGGGTAGAGAACGCTTTTGAGTGGATGAGAACAGTTCGAAAGGCTTGGTCAGATAAGACACTGCCAGAGAAAAATTATCGTTCTAACTCAAAAATTTGCAAGACTTGTCCTATTAAGGATGCTTGTAATCTAGCAGGTTCTGGAGAGATAAAAATTAAGTCTCTGGAGCCACTAGATGAAAAACAAACATTGTAATTGGTGCGATAGTCAGTTTGTAACAGAACTTTCATATCAGATATATTGTTCTGCAGAATGTAGAGAAAAAGCAACCAAAGAAAAAATTGCCGAAAAGTATTTTCAAAATAAAATTAAAAAACGTATTGGCAAAACAAGACTTTGTAAGCAATGTAATAAACAATTATCAATCTATACAGAAGAGACAATCTGTCAAAGTTGTGAAATCAATCCAACCGATGTCGATGATATCCTAAAAGAAATTAAAGGAATTATAAATGGTAAAACTGAACTTGAATAAAAAGCCAAAGCGTTTCTGTGCAATTGATGCCAGTACAAATAGTCTAGCATTCGCTATCTTTGAAGATAATAGAATCATCGCCTGTGGCAAGATTAAATTTGAAGGCATTACTACCTATGATAAGGTTATGGATGCTGCTAAAAAAACCAAAGCCTTCTTTGATAAGTTTGATTTTGATACCATCATCATCGAACACACAGTATTTATGAACAGCCCCAAGACCGCCGCACAACTTGCTATGGTGCAAGGAGCATTGCTTGGTGCTGCATCTATGTCTGGGGTAAAGAAGATTGGTTCAGTATCGCCAATGACTTGGCAGAACTTCATTGGCAATAAAAAGATAACCAAAGAAGAAAAGCATGAGATTCAAAAGAAGAATCCAGGTAAGTCTGTATCTTGGTTTAAGAATGAAGAACGCAACATAAGAAAACAGAGAACCATTAACTTTATTAATATTAATTATGATAAGCAACTAGATGATGACGATGTTGCAGATGCCTGTGCTATTGGTCACTGGGCATTACAAAACTGGGACAAGGCATTTGGGTATTGACAAAATGGCAAATAAGTTCTATACTAATGAAGCATGGTTACGCAAACGTTTCTGGATTGATAAGAAAACTCCAGAACAGATTGCCACAGAGTGTGGAACTAGCGTAGAAACAATCTATGTTTATTTAGCCAAATTTGGATTACGAAAGAGTAAAAGATGAAAAAAGTAAAATCAGTAAAGCCACAAAAGACAAAATTTGTCAGGGAATACAAACTAGAAGTTGGTAACTTTGTAATCAATCAAGGTGATATCATTAAGATAGATGGAATGCATGGAGATAAGTTTAAGTTTGATTGTGTTGTGACTAATACCGAAAATGGTTTGGTCTGGATTGACTGCTTTGAAATGCAGAAATCATCTACTGGAGTATTTCGTTCGTATGCAATAGAACGAGTAAAGCGTATTCCAACCAGACGAGGAAGACAAAAGAAAAATGTCAATTGAAGACTTAACGGTTGAACACCTAGATGAAATGAATCGAGTTGTAGAAAAATATCTACAGGGTGAAGAACCTACCCAGATTTCAAAAGAACTATCCCTATCACGTCAAAAGGTAGTTGCTCACATTAGCCAATGGCGTAGCATGGCTTCTGACAATGCTGCAATTCGTGCTCGTGCAAAAGAAGCCCTAGTGGGTGCAGACACTCATTATACAAAACTAATTAGCAAAGCATATGAAGTTATTGATGATGCAACAACTGTAGCCAATCTAGGTGCTAAAACAGCAGGTATTAAACTTGTAATGGACCTTGAAAAAACTCGTATTGATATGTTACAAAAAGCAGGTCTGTTAGAAAACAAAGAACTTGCAGAAGAAATGCTAGAGATTGAACGCAAACAGGATATCCTTGTTGGTATTCTTAGAGATATTGCAAGCGAATATCCGCAAGTACGAGATGAAATTATGCGAAGACTATCGCAAGTATCTAAAGAACAAGAGGTAATCACAATTGTCCACGATGTTCAATGATTTCTTTGAAGTCCTAAAAAGCAATGTCTTTGCAGAAAATCCAGTAGATGTTAAAACATTTGTTGAAGGTGAAGACTATCTAGGACAACCACAATTATCCCCTATTCAGTATGATATCGTAGAGGCTATGTCTCAAATTTATAGAATTGATGAAGTTATTGAACTTCTTGGTGAAGAAGAAGGTCGCAGATACTACAACAAATATACAAAAAACGAAGTAATCCTACAACTTGGTAAAGGTTCTGGCAAGGACTTTGTTTCTACTGTTGCCTGTTGCTATATCGTTTATAAATTACTTTGTCTTAAAGACCCTGCTCGCTATTTCGGCAAACCATCTGGAGATGCGATTGATATTATTAACATTGCTATTAACGCACAACAGGCTAAGAACGTTTTCTTTAAGGGTTTCAAGTCAAAGATTGAACGCTCACCGTGGTTTGCTGGTAAATACTACGCAAAGGTTGACAGCATTGAATTTAACAATGCAATCACAGTTTATTCCGGACACTCTGAACGTGAATCTCACGAAGGTCTAAACCTTATCCTAGCAGTGCTCGATGAGATTTCTGGTTTTGCTAATGAGGTTGGAACTGGTAATGACCAAGG